TTTCGTGGCCTTAAAATTTTCCCTCGCGTATATATATATATTTTTTTTTTGGCGAAGTTGTGACGAAATATGTCTAAGTTTTATATTTACATATAATTATCGCTGTCACAACCCCGTCACAACCCTGCAACAATGCTGTCACAAGCCGTCACAAAGTGTTGCAAAACGAGTCACAACCCTCGGTAGTAAAAAAAGCGGCCGTCACAACCCCGATGAGGTTGTGACGGGGTTGTGACGGGGTTGTGACGGGGTTGTGACAGCATGTATGTTGTTGTTTTTATTGTTTATAACTACACAAATACAGGTATTTGTCACAACTTTTCCGGTTTTCTCTATACGCGAGAACGAATCATTCATTATTCTTGGCTTTCCCTTTTGGGCTTAAGCAGTAATAAGCATCTTTAATTATTTCGATATCCAGTTTTAAGATATCCGGCAATTTCTGGCAATCGATCGCCAGGAAATAATTCCTTTTCCCAAAGACATTCTTGAATATTCTATCTGTCACTATGTAGGGAGAATTAATAATGATATTCCGGATATAGCCGGATTCGTAAGGAAATAAACCGCCTTTTTTCTTGTAATCCTGGATGACCTGTAAATGCAAGTTCCCAATGTTTAGCAGCATAAAATCCCCTTCCCGCATGTTGCCGTTATCATCCTTTACTTTGTCGGCAAAAGCCAGCATTTGCTCGGTACCTTCATTGGGGTAGAGATAATTCACCCGTTTAAAGAACATGGCCATGGGATCTGCAGCGCTCTGGTAATCCTGATTCCTTTCGATCAATACTCTGATGCCATCCCAAAAATCATCTGGCAGTTGCAAGCCATGGATTAAGTGCAAAGCAGCACACGGAATTGCATAATTAAGAGACAGGCGAAGATCAAATCCCATATCGACGAAACGGTTTTTGATCTCCTGTATCTTGGTCTTGAGTAAATAAATGCTGTCCTTATTCCTTTCCAGTATCAACTGGCGAGTGACTACGGATAATTGCCGGGTATTCTGATTTAACCACTGAAAGGCTCTTTTCCTTACTTCATCCGGTTCTTTGAAAAGAGCGAAGGTAATCATGCGGCTGGTAAATGCGTCATCGACCGGCAGCACGTTGGAGTCTATCCAGTTAACCCCATTGATGACATATTGCAAGCGACCTTTTTTCGGTACCGCCCCTTTCCCGGCAATGCTGCGATTATAGACTCCTTTCATTACATCCTTAAGGGTCTTTTCATAGGTTCTCTGGTTGAACTCGTTGGTCCAGAACGGCAAATTACTAAGCTGCTGCATTGCCTGTAAATACCCCGGCTCGGTCTGAGGCTCGAACAACTCACCCACCCCCTGGAAGCCAAAACAACGCAGCATTTGTGCCAGGCATTCACTTTTACCGGTCCCCTTGACCCCATAAAAAAACACAAATGGAAAAGCGTTTACCGCCTGAACGATGATATCACTATAGAGCGTGGCGGGCAGGAAACCGAAGAACAGCAAGCCGGCATAACCGTCATTGAGAAGATCGTTGAAATTAAAGGCGACATTCCGAGCCAATTGGGCTGTATATTGATCCTCAAAATTCAGTTCCGGCACTCCCCCACCGTAAACTTTCACATCTTCACTTTTATACTTTACGCTTTCGACTGTAGAAACACCATTTTCATCAGCTTTAAAATATTGGTGGTCTTTAATGACACCATTCCCAAAAAGCCAAAGATCTCGCTCTTTTAAATACCCCGCTTGCTGAACATGGTACGAACGGGTACCACCTTGATGATAATCAATATACTCCCACATCTTGTCCATATCTTCTGCGTTGCCCAAAAAAGAGAAAACACCATATTGTTTAATTTTTCTCTTGAAAGCGAGAATCGTGGCGCGATCATCACTGGTAAAGAGAGCACCTTCTCGTTGCTCATTATTCTTGCCGATAATAGTGCATTGATAGATAAAATCATCATCTTTAAAAATACGTTCATCAATAATGATCTTGAAGTTTGATATCCTTTTTGAATTCCCATTCGGGGATTTGTAATAGTAAACGCCATTTTCTTCAATTATTTGAAGATTGTAATCCTTGGATGTGTCTATCTCCCGCATCCTTTTGAGTATGATTTTTTTTGCAGCGCCTTCCACACGCGGGTTAGAAAATCGATCTTTAATGTTTGATAGGGCTATATCATTGATAACCGTGTCTCCGGCATCCGCTAGTTTTTCAAGATAGGGGCGCAAGAAATCCATCTGCAGACTGAGGTCTTCAATTTCCGGAACGGAATGATTAATAAGATAGCGGAATACATCCTGGGAGCTTTTCCGCAGATCTTTAACCGCCATCTCCGGATCGCTGGAACGGCGTAGATATTCATCGATGTCGGTCCTTTCTGCCCCCCAGTCCAATACACGAATCTGGCTTTTTCCGAACAACAGATTAAACAGCATCTCAGTGTATTTCCTGCCTGCCTGATCCAAATCGAATGCGGTATAAACGGTTTTATCTGCCAAATATTTTTTAAGGCAGTTGAGTTGATCCTCGCTGAGCATTCCGGTTGTGGCCACTACATTACGCTTCCCTAACGCCCGGCTAAGCTGGATGGCATCGTGTTCCCCTTCCACGACAAAAACTTCATCATGGTATAGAGCATCCTGATTCATAAAAAGGATATTTCGCAGCCGATTCTCCGTGCGAAGACGGTAATTGATGATATCCTCCCCCTTCTTTTTCAGGTGTTTCCGGGCATCCTTGATGGTAAAATCGCACACCTGGCGGCCGAGGATGTGCGGGAAAGTAAACAGATTCGGGATAAAGTAGTCGCTACTTACCTGGTTATTGGCATCAGCAACTTTTATAAGATCACTGCGGTTAATGCTCTGGAAGGCAACTTTCCCCAGGGTTTTTTCAATGAATGATAAGAAGAACCGCTCCGACTTAAACAGCTTATTGCGGAATTTCCCCAGGGCTGTTAACTGCTTTTCTGCTAACTGTTCAGACTTGCGATCCTGAAACCACGACAGAACCTTATCCGATATCTGGTATTGTTTCCGGATTACCAGCAGTCCGCTGGCCAGCAGATCCTTCTCAGCAAATCCCGCTTTTAACAGGTGTGCCTTTAACAGGTCCGGTTTACTGCCGGTAAAGCCAATTTGCCACTCTGTTAATACTGTTTCATCGTATTTACGGGTTGTTTTAAGCACCTTCTTTGCGTTAGGGGATTTCAGCAGCAACTGGTTGTAATATTCAGCTGCGGTATTAAATATCTTTTCCCGCATATCGATTTCAGCAGATTTTTTTTCAACCGTCCCATTTCCATTTAACTGGTAGCCAATCATTTCAGCATTTTTCCGAAGCACTTCCCCCCAATTGGCTATACCAAGATATTCCCGGGTAAAGTTATGGGCATTCCCGGAACGCTTACATTTAAAGCAATGGTATTTGCCATCTTGCGGCCATATCCGGAAACCCTTGGTGCTGCTGCAGTCATCGAAAGGGCATGGTGATACACCATAAAATTTCCCAATCTTTTTAGGCTGCTGATTGGTCAGTCGCTGGATATGTTCCAGTATGTCGGTCTGCTCCAGTATGTTCTGAAAATCATTCATCTTAAACCCTCATTCAGTTTTTAAAATTGGCAAATAATCCCCTGTCCACTTCGGAAAGGGGCAAAAAAAGCCCGGCGCCCGGGCGGATGGTAATTGCCCGGGGCGGGTGTTGTGTTGATGGGGTCAGGATTTCTTTGTAAGCTTATCCGCAAATTGCAGCAGCTTTACAATCTGTAAATCCAGATCAAAATAGCTATTGCGCAATGCTTCGGCCAGGTGTTCCCTCTCCGGTAATCTCCGGCGTCCGTGCCCATCTTCCATGACAATGATCGATCCACTCACCAAGCCCTGGTGAACATCGATTTTCCTGTATAACTTTTCTTTAATCTTTGCCAGTCTACGCTGGTCTTTCGTGAGGGTATTACGGTTGGAGTTAGCCATGATGGCCTCCTAGAAATTTTAGCAGTACATAAAAATAGCCGAGTTTTGCTAACGCTCTCTAGGAGGCGCTCCACCCCTCACGGATGCCTTACGGCACGCCCCGGGCGACCGGGACAGCGGAAAACTCGGCTTTATGAATTAATAGTGCTGTACATAAAAAAGCCGCGAGATATTGCGGCGGATTATTCCGCCTAGAGATATTAGCACTTTGAAATTAGCAAAGTTTTTTGTTGATAGCAAGTTATTTGTCCCCCCAGTCAGCGTTAATTAGGGCAATTTGCCTTAATAGATTAGAATCCCAGGTAGTTGGGTATTTTAAATCTGTCCAGTGAATGAGCTTCCCCACAAAATCTTTATCAAACCACTCAAAAAACTCGGCGACACTGGGGAAACCATCCCAAGAGGCCAGCAGCTGCAAGTCATTTGCGGATAAATTTTCGCCATCCACGGTTACCTGGGGTGTCCAGAAAGGATTGGACGAATATTTAATCGATATTTTCTGCACAGATACGCATTCGTCGATCATAAAACAGTCATAATTCGGCGTTCTAACGCCTGTTGCAAAATGAATCACCCGCCCCGCTTGCCAGCGATTATTCCGGTCTTGCCTGATGGTATGAATTTTTATCCCGGCAAGTATTTGAGGTTTAAATTGGTTGTAAAATCCGAGTATCATTTTAATTTTCCACCGAAATTGTATCATCGAATTCATCTTCAAGCTTAATGGCATCATCCAGAACCGAAAAGATGTTTCTGGCAACTTGATCTAAAAGCTCTATAATCTCTGTCAGAAATCCTTTTATTTCCTTAGGGTCTGTTTCGGTTTCTAATGCTTCGCAAGCCTGTAATGCATCACTCATGTTACTTTCATATTGCTGGATACCTTCGGATACGACCTCCAAAAGTATTTGATTGACTTTCTGTTTTTTGACCTCATTCATCCGGCTGCCCCTTTGAAATTTCGATTTCTGTATCTTGCCATTCGCCATCTATGGCTGTTCGATCAGTCATGAAATCACCGATAAGATCATCAAATTCCTGCTCCGACAGATATTCTGCTTCTTGCAGAAGTTGTTCATATTCTGCCTGGCACATCTCTACATATTTGACGTGCCGTTCAACCTTCGTAATGCTCATTTTGACTATCATGGTTCACTCCTCTATCGTTATTTGTTGGTGGTTGATTGTTGATCGTTGGTTATCACTCCATTAACTATTATTTTAAAGGCTTTGCCGCCGACGCTTGATTGCATTGCTTTAAAAACTCTTGGAATCATTAATTTGAATTTATGGGCACGTTTCATTCTTGCGAAAATGGCTATCAATTGACACCCATTTTCGTTGAAAATTCGTGTAACTTGCTTCCCACCATTCGAATCACTTTTAACCAAGGCTGAACACCTTTCAAGTGAAAACTTGTGCCGTTGAAATATTTTATTTATTGCAATTCTCGGATGGCTATATCCTATTACTTGACCAAGTTTTGCAGATGTCATCCAAAACTCACCTTTATACAGAATAAAATATGAGTCTGCCAAAAGTAGTTCCTTTGTCAAATCGCAATTGTCTTGCATATGACCGCTCCCAATTGATATAATATCCCGGGAGATGCCCAGCCCCCGGTGTGTTCAAATAAAGGTTTTTATTTAGCTTCCCGGCGGGCAACACCGGGAAGTTTTTTACAGCATAGCTTCCTTTATTGCCTCCAATTCGGGAGCCTTATCAAGGCTACGTAAATACCGCCTGAAAATCCCCTGGCGAACGCCTTCACGTAATACAATGACAACCTTTGGGAATGTCCTCTCTACTGTGCCGGTGTGCAGAACAACTTCCTTTTTCCCATTGCCAAATTCAACCTGGAGCCACTTCACCGGCTGGCCCTTGATGTAATCACTCATGATGCCTCCGCAGTTAATTTGTGGACAATTCTCTCGCGAGTTAATGGATACGCCATAGTGCGTGAATTGCGGGGTATAATTATACACCCGTTCAATAGCGGGTTAGTATTAATCATCGCCTGAGCTTCCTGGCGGCTTATAAATAGCCGGGCATTCAAAATATTTGCGGATAATATGACCTGCTGCCGTTCATATCGCTGAACTTTTACAAAATATCTCCGCACTCTATCAACGGTTTTTACTATGACAAACATGATTCCATCCTTTTTTAGTAAGCTATAAATCCTTTTTAGAAGCGTTATTTAAGACGATTTCCAGAACCCTGGCCAGTGGCTTTTCCAGGGCACACAGCTGGCAAACAATAATATCCTTTTCCGAGGAGACCGCTTGCGCGGCATCGCTGCCATCGCCCATGACGGTTGCTAATCCGGGACTACCCAGCATCGCGGCTAAGCCGGCATGTTGTTGGATGACATTAAAATTAATCAACATATGCTCAATGCTGGCCCGGTAAAATGCCGGGGCGATTTTTCCCCCGCAGCAGTCGCAGGGTCTAATATCTGTTATATTCATGGCGCCTCCTCGAACAGATCCCGCACGGCCAAAAACTGGTTTTTCTTTTCGCGCTTGCGGCGCTGGTTGTCTTTCCGGTCATGATTTAAATGGCAGCGCTGGCAGAGTGCCGCCAGGTTGGCCGGGTCGTTGTTTGTGGTGTCCTGGTCCAGGTGCGCCACCGTCAGAATGATCACTATGTATTTGGGACCGCCCGTCTCAAAACGGTTATAGTAAACAGCCAAATTTCGCGCCAGTTTATAGGGCAGCTCTCCCTGCCCCGCGGAAAACGTAATGTTATCTGGTCCTACAGCCGGGATAAATTTGCCGGTAAAATCCCGGTAGCCCAGGGCATAGTTAGGCACATTGCAGAATTTGCAACGATTGCCTTCCCGCTGCCGAATGGCCTTGCTAATTTCACCCCAATTTTTCGGGTATTTTTTTAGTTGATCTTTAGTCATGTTAATTCCTTTAGGCTCCCCGGAGATCATCCCTCCGGGAGCATCTCTTTTATCGTCTATTGGGGCAAGCTGCTCATTTCTGGCATGAGTGCCTCGAGTGTTTTTAAGGGCCCCGTTCCCCGTTTCCATAAGGAGGATGATTCCTGGAAACTAAACCCAACAGCTTGTTATCCCCTCTCTGGGGTTGGCCGACTGGCAGGACTTGAACCTACGACCTCTGGGACCCGGTTTCCCGTGACCCAGCGCTCTACCCAACTGAGCTACAGCCGACAGATGATATATCATTCATTCCCTGTTTTTACCTCGTAAAATGTGGTGATTGTCGCTCAGCAGCGCATCGAGCATGTCTTTAAACCCCTCATTATCCGATTGCTGCTGCCATTTATTATTTTTCAAGCGGGCGAACCGTAAGTATTGATCAGAACTCAACGGGCATTCGGATATCTGGAGGATCCTCACTGCCGAATATGAAGTTTTATGATACTGCGCCGTATTGGCATATTTTTGCTGCTGAATCTGGTAGAGCAGTATGTCTATAAATCTTTCCTGCCCGGCATGGTCTAAATCCTTCATCCAATATCCGATGACATGCTGCATACTGATATCCTCAAGGTTGCCCCGGAACAATTCCAGGCACTGTACTGCGGTGTAATCCGATGATATTGTTAAGTCGCCATGCCGGTAATAAATTTTGTCGGCAGCTGGTTGCTCGGCGCTGCATGAAGCGAGAACAAAAAACAAAAATACAATGCAGAACTTTTTCATTTTTGCCATCCCTGGTTTTGTTGTTAATAATGACCGGGCCGAAGCCCGGTGCCCAGTCCGTAAATACAGTAAATTGGGGTTTACGATTAATTAGGGACTGGTATATTTTCAACACTCCCCTGCCCCGCACCGCCTACCAATTAGTTAATTGTGCGGGGCAGGTTTGAATTATCCCATCGACTGAGGGTTTAAGGGGAGCGTTTATTTCTGCTCAATTGCCAGGCCAGGTAATTCTTGAAGTTCAGATACGCCATCCCATTGTTGAAGATGATCGCCAGCATCGTGCCGTGGCCTTCCGGAGGCGCCTGGTCGCCCAGGGCCAGGAAAGCCACCGCAGCATCGGAAAGCAGTTTCGTGTCTACGCTATGCAAATTTTTAAAATCATCCATCATCTTGCTCCTGATTATGCCACCCGGACCCGAGGCCGAAACCCCAGGTCCAGGAGGGAAATTTTACACGTCGAATAAATCTCCAGTCCGGGGACATGGCACATTATCCACATCCCCGGCGCTGGAGAGGAGGGTCTTTTCTTCATAATTCAATTTTTCCACCAACCATTTGTTTTTGCTGATGGTGTTATATGTATGGCTCCAACGCTTGCAGCCGGTGCAGTAAATATGATATTCCACATGCACCCGCTCGTTGGGCTTGGGAGCGGCAATCACCTTGTTCAGATAGGCCTTTCCCCCACCCTGGCAGTTGCGGTGTTTGCAGTTGGCGCTAATCGGTTCTAATGGCACATAAATGACCGGATCGGAGATATTAGACATTACGCCAGCCCTCCCCTTTTAACGGACCGAACATCTCAAAAACCGCCGGCGTGGTGTTCACTCTGCCCGCTTTTTCCAGCAGGTGCGCCCAGCCAAATAGCTCTTGCAAACTGATGCGCCATTGCCGGGCAATCTCGCGCAGTTTTTTCCCTTTGTTTAAAGTTAGTTCGATCATTAACTGGTTAATGAATATGCTGGCCTTAGTGCCGGCAGTTTTGAAAAGTATCGTCCTGGCGCAACCGGCGGTTAAGCGGTGCCTATCCGGATTGTAGCCCTGGGTGGATGCAAAGCCATCCCCCGGGCCAGTGTAATTAACCAACACCAGTGGCACGCTGGTATTAATCCGGTTTTGCAGCCCGAGAAAGACACAGTTCGGTTTGGATTGGTTCGGCTGGTTCATCACTGCCTCCCTGAGTGTTTGCCGCTCATAATGGCTTGGTACTCTTCATGCGTTATATTGAGCGTTAGATGCTCATACCAGAGCAAATTGTTGATATTGCGATGTCTACTTATTTTGCGCACCTTCTGAATTGGCATCCCTTTTTCCAGTAGGTAGGTTATCGTTTGGTGCCGGAATGTTTTCGGCGATGCCCAGGGCTTCCCGCTTTCCGGATCTACGATGTTGGCCAGCTTTAGAAAGTGTTCCATTTTTTCCTGCACAAAGCGCACGGAAATCGACTTGCCGGCCCGCCGTGGAGAAGGAAACAACCAGAAGCTATCGGGATGCCGGGCGATCTGCTGGCGGATCGGCAATGCCAGTTCCGGGGTAAAAGGCACCTTGCCGGAAAAGCTGTCTTTTTCCGCATTTATGAAGACATTGAATAAATTAAAATCGAAGTCGGTCACCTTAATATTGACCAGCTCCCCCACTCTCACGGCCGTGGCCAGCAACAGGCGGAAGATTAATTCCATTTGTGGGTCTTTATCAGCTGCGACCGCCACAAAAAAGCGCTGCAGTTCATTCTTGGTGAACAGCCGCGGTAATTTGCGCGGATGCCGGCTTTTCTTAATCCCTAAAACCTGTCGGGCATTTTGTACTGCCCGGGCAATATCATCGTAAGACAGATCGTTTTCACGGGCCTGCCTTACGATGTATTTGGTCATAGTGTTAATGATGTCTGATTTATTAGCTTGCATGGACCTGACCCCTTTTCAGCTAATTAAAGACTGTTGTTTAGATTTGAGTAAGTGATATCATCGTCTGCCTGCTGCTTCTGATGTCCGTTTTTGCTCATTTCATTTAAGTAATTACGGACAGTCTCTTTGGCAACGCCAACAGCATCAGCCACCTCCTGCAAACTGGCATCTGGATAGGCCGTTTTGTAGTTCCTAACTGCGGCCATTCTAGCTGCTTTATTGTTGGCGATGGTTTTTCGACCTTTTCCCTGGGCAGCAATTAACGGATTGGCCGCCACTACCACAGACTGCGGCTTAATTTCCGGCTGCCTGGCATTCTGGCGAAGCTCAACCAGGTTACGGGTGCCGATAGTATCGCACATGACATAAGCCAGCACCGGAAAGATGACCGTGCCGGTAAGCCACTGGGTAATGATTAACCAATCCTGTTTAATAAGATTTGCGTAGGTTAGCTGAATGCCATAGGCAGAAACGAATCCCTCCGCCATGTTGGCAACGCCGGAAGCGATTAAAACCAATGCAGTAACTACGCGGACCATCCAGGCCAATTCGCCATCCTTGATTAGCTCATCTTTAAAAATCGACATGGCCACCACGCCGGCATCGATGGCGAAAGCGGCGACAGCGCCGAGAACAATCGAGCCATAAAAAAATTGACTCATAAAAGTGGTGCTGTGCATGAATGTGGCGGTAAGTATGCCGATTAAACAGAGTGCCCCGGCCCGGTATTTCACCAGCTCCCGGAACTTGGAATTTTTGTTCATAATGCCTCCTGGTTATGTGTGTTATTTGGATTTATTCCGCGCGAAATGCGCTTCCAAGTCTTTCCGATCGATAAACATCTTGCCCTTCTCCGTAAGGCAGGTTGCTTTTAATTTTCCCTTTTGCACGGCCCGGTAGATGGTGCTGGGGTGGTACCCCAGCTCGATGGCCAATGTTTTAATATCGAGATACCGCTGGCTCACTTCCCTGGTGTGCCCCATGGTTAGCTCCTTGCTACATAGCCATGGGTTCGTAAACTGATAAAGTCGCTGATGGCCTGTTGAGGAATTCTGTTTTCTCGGGCAATTTTTTCGGGAGTTTCGCCGCCTAACGCCATTTTAGCTGCTGCCTTCAACGTGCTAACAGTTACCTTTTCCGGTTCTTCCTCCTGTTCGCTGGCAATAGCCCATAGTAATTTTTTGATATCAGATGACGAGACAAGATCATCGCCATCAACCGCAGACCAAATATTCTTGTCGTTGAGAAATTCCTGGTGCAATACCGGGTAGAGCTCCACGATATGTTTAACTTTTGCCGGGGAAATATTGTAAATCTGTGCAATATCCTTTGCTTTCATGTATTCTGAAACCATGAATATTTGGCGGCACTTAGCAATATCCAGGTGGGCAGTGTTACGCAGGATGGACTCAAACTTCTTTCGTTGGTTTTCACTTCTGATTTCAACCAAGAAATTGGAAATCGCTATCCGGAAGATTAGTGCCTGCTCTGTTTTTGCAAACATCGCCAGAATATGACACCCATGATCTTGGAAAACACGCACCAATCTCCGCTGCCCCTGCACTATTATTTTCATTGTGCAGGTATATGGTTCTAGCTCCCTTTTATTACGTTCATAAAGTTGGCTAATACTTGCACCAGGATTCTGATATCCGATCAATTCCCCGAGCTTCGTAGATTCCATCCAATACTTGCCATTTTTGTAAATAAAATCATCAGTGGTTAACACCAAGGCTTCCATTAAACTTTTTTGAGGTTGTTCATTACTCATTACAATTCTCCTTCTTAATGTTTCTTATTGCTAGAGTTAAAAACGTTATTAAAGATTTCCATCATTTTTTCGCGGCCCGTTAAATCCCAAACATCTTTTCGGAATAATGTTCCTTCCGCTGTTCTAGCCTGCAACGAGAGCAGCAAGCAGCCGGTAATGTTGTAGCACCTGACCGTATTAATTACGACCGAATACTCCTCCACTTCCCCGGCAATCTCCGTGTAGAATTCCCGAATTTCTTCTACTCCTTTCATTTTTAGTTTTTCTGCAAGCACGTCTTCGCGCATCCAATCTTGCCCTTCGTGCTCGAAGAAACCATTCGGTTCAAAAATCAGATCATTGATTAATCTTGATTGAAACTCCATACAATTCTCCCAATTTAGTGAAAGCGATCCCATTAGCCATTCTGCCATGGCAATCTTTTTAGTTGACTAAATCAATTTTATTAGTTTACTTTGATGGGATCAAAGTCTTGCTTTTTGTATGCACGGAAAAGATCTTTGATCATTGGAAAAGCGGGTGCATAGCCATCATCAAATATCTGATGTCTTTTGGAACTGTGTCAGGGAAAGAAAAATTCTCAGGGAATTTAGGGTGATGTCTGCATTCAAGGTAAACCTGATCTAAGGCGTAGAGATACTTCAAATAGTCAGAAGCTCCCAAAATCACTGCGATTCTATCAAGTGTATCTGGTTTAATAAACCTATCACCTTTTAAAATTCGGGAAAGCGTATGAGATGAAACTATGTCGGTAAAATCACTATATCTTTTACCGCTTTTTTTCATGAGAATACGGACTGACAATTGTTCGTTTTTCATGTAACCTCCATTTTTTTTGCAAAATGTTTGTTCGATAATAGCAAAATAATCATTCATTGTCAATATAAATTCTTTATTTGGGAGATTTTATGAAAGAGATATTAAGAGAAAACGTATCTAACAATTTGAATCTATTATTGTTACATCTAAAAGAAGAATTGAACATCTTTCAGGAAAAACTTATTGAGGAAACTGGTATAAAGAGTTCTTCATTGTGGCGTTGGAAAAACAAGGAAAGGAGTATCTCACTAGCTAATGCAAAAACCTTAGTTAATTATTTTAACGACAAGCTGGCCTTGCGGCTAACAACTGAAATATTTATTAATGAAAAGATCACCGACATTGAAGAATACCGAGTAGATTTAGATGACTGGGATGAATGGCGGAAGCTCATTGAAGGGATGAATGCGGAACAGCGGCGGAAATTCAGGGATTACTTAATCAGCCTACAATAAAGTTCCACGAATGACCCACAAGGAGTGAGCATGCCTAAGGATAAAGGCAAGTTTCATGAGGCTAAGGAGGCCTCAGAGGTTTCGGAGATTATGGAGAGGTTGAAGCAGCTGAACAAATCACAAAGGGCGAAAGTTTGGCAATATATCCAAAGATTGAAGAATGAGCCAGTTATACGAGAATAACGGCCGTTACTACATTGCTTTCTATTATCAGAAAAAGCAATATCGGCGCGCGTTGGGTTTCCGGTCGCGCTCTGGGGAGAGACCGATCAATAAGCATCACGCCGAAGAAATACAGTTGACGATCGATCTGGATTTAAAGCGGGGCAAATGGCCTGCTTATTTCTCGCAAGTATCCGCTGGCCGCTCAGTAGCGGAGTTCAAGGATTACTATATCCGGAACTTAAGCAAGCAGCGCCACAAATTCAGCGCAAACACGTTGCGGAACTACGGCTATGCCTTCAACCGCCTGATGGAGGTTGTGGATCCACAAACGGATATTGGGAATATCGATACTGCGCTGGTGCATCGGGATCTGCTCCCCCACCTCGAAGAAAACTATGCCTGGAATACCATTCGGGGATCTCTCATTGCCTTAAAAGCCGCCTGGAACCGGGCAATACAGTGGCAGCTGGTCAAGGTGAATCCTTTTGAAGGATTGAATACCAAGCCGAAAAAGCGCATCCCGAAATTTTACACCGTTGAAGAAATTCAGGTGATCCGGGAGTATTGCGCCAACCCCGCAATTCCCGCCTGGCTGGGTGATATTGTTTTTTTGGTGCTTAATACCGGCTTGCGCCGGCACGAAGTGGTAAACCTGTTCTGGGGAAACATCAACCTGGCCCTGGGCAGCATGACCTTTTCCGGTAAGGGAGATAAGGAGGACGTGGTGCCGCTAAACCCTGCCGCATTGGAGATATTACGCGCGCGCCCCCGCAAGCCGAATAACCGCCGGGTATTCTGGGAAATAGAAAACTTCGAGGCCTTTGCCACTGGCTTTAAACGCCTGCGGCAGCGTACCGGGCTTGGTGGAAATATCCACCAGCTGCGGAAAACATTTGCCTGTCATTTTATGATGAATGGCGGCAGCATTTACGACCTGCAGAAGCTGCTCCGCCATGAAAGCCTCGACACGCTCAGCGTCTACGTTACCCTCTCCCCCGATTATCTTAAGTCCGCCGTAGAGAAAGTAAACTTCGGCAAGTGAATTTATCTTATAATTATCTTGCAAAGTGCGAAATTATGCAATCATGCGCAATGGTGTGCGAAATATAAGTATATTTAATTATTCGCAATTACAGGTAAGCGTTATACTTAAAGAAAGCCTTAATTCCACTTCGGGACGGTGAGGCCGGAGGTTCAAATCCTCTCGCCCCGACTCAATAAAAACAAAGACTTAAACCCGCAAAGAGATTTGCGGGTTTTGTCGTTTTATCTTATGCTTATCATGAATTTTATTGAACTCTGGAATATTGGAGGGCTATTTCGGTAGATTTTAACGCACGTTTGTATATTGCTATTTCATCCATCCACCCTTTAAAATTGTTCGATGAACCCCCAAATTTACCAATTGACAAGGCTGCAATATTGGCACTTGTTCCGGAAACAGATGAATAACTTTTCTCGCCCACAAAGACACCATCAACAAAAACCATCATTCTTTCAAAAACATCTTCGTAAACGACATGGAGCATATACCACTGGTCAACATTTAGTGTGTAACTGCCAGGGGTATCCAACGCAAATGATGAACCATCACCATAAAAAGTTTCGAATTCGTCGGTCCCGGAATTAATTGCTATTTGATATCCGTCTGTTCCTGACCGTTTAACACATATTTGGTGCGCTCGGCTGAAACCTACGGCATCGTCAAATTTCACAACCATTGCAATAGTGAAAGAGCTATCAAAGTCCACGGTGGATGTATCCGCTAATTCCAGGTAGTCCGTGGATCCATCAAAATACATTGCTTTAGAGGTGGTATTGTCAAAGTAACCATTGGCATAACTCGGCGTGCCGTTTACCGTCAACACATGCCCGCGCTCCTCTTTTGTCGTATCCTCCAGTAGTAACTGAAAAACGACACTGTCACCATCAAAGAACTCATTAAAAACATAGGTTGGCGTTGCTTGGTATAGTGATTGTGGATAAACCATCCGCTCGTAATCGTCGACTATTGTCTGCCGAGATCTTAAAGTATCCCAGGCAATCACTTCTGCAATTAGTCCCTTAAAATAAACAGTAGTTCCCGAACTTCCCAGAAAGAAGTCTCCGGAGTTGTCCATCCCCCCGGTTACATTCGAAAAAGATGTCCGGGCAAAAAATTGACTATTCGTGTATATCGTAATACTGTCCGCAGTTTGGTCAACGACCCAGTGGATCATTTGCCAAGTTAAAGTGTCGCTTAGAACTCCAAAAGCTGTCTTCGTGTTTGTTCCATCTCCCAAAAAGGCTTCTGGTCGCCCATTGGTTGTATTAAGACTTAAATGGTAGCCATCATTACCTGATCTTTTCCAAAATATTTGATGGTTGCCACTCCGAAAAGGTTTGATTATTGCCGCAACAGTAAAATCGCCGGTAAAATCTAAAGCAGGTGGATCCGTTATTTTTATATAGCTAGCATCATCAAAGTATAAAGAACGGGTGCCACCGGTTGGGCCATCTCGAAAATCATCAAGTGGTCCGATACCTGTCAAGGTATGGCCCTGGGTTTCGATGATTTGGTTGTTAAATGTAAAATGAACAACAGTGTTTTCATCATCATCCCAGATTGAGTTTGCTTTATTAAGCAATCCCTGGGGGAAAGCCCGAAATTCCTTATTTATATATTTTACCAGAGTATCCGGGGTATCAACTGTGCCAGGCTTGAAATATTCAGCCCCCTCTTCCCCGCCCAGGGCAGAAGTAGAAATGCGTTTGGCGTTGAATTTACCCGTTGCCATTCTTGGAAATAATGGGGCATTCCTCACCCTTAAAATTCGACTGTTACGGTCAACACCTGAAGCATCAGTACTTATAGTTGTTGCTGAAGACCAGGATTGCATTCCGTTCGTAGAAATGCCATAGTGAAGGCCATCACTGCCACCAGTGATTAAATCATCTGCATAAAGATGGTATAAGGTATCTCCGGATATGTGAACGATTTCAGGCCCCTCGTATCCAGTACCAAAACCACTAATACTTCCCTGGTAGCTATAACCGTGATCTATGTAAAGCGACGTTGAATAACCGATAGTTCCTGTTATCGCAGCAGAATAATCGTTGTAATACAGATAGTAAAGGCTATCTTTTTTAATAATAGTGCCATCCTGCCAGTGCTGGGGAAAATCCCCAGATATCATCTGAAAATCTGCCCATTCAGTAAGATCAGCAGTAAGCGGCTGAGTGATATACATCCGAAAGTCTGTCGAATTTACCCTGCGCACACCCACAATGATGTATATATCGCCATTGTCATCGACAAAAAAACGCGGAGACCATGTTTTTTGCACATCCGTCCAGGGAACACTGATAGTATCATGCTCCACCCAATTCACAAGATTTTCACTTCTTGCAATGGCAAAATAACCATTTGAACCAATACTCCCAGCGGTGAAACATATATAAAAATTCCCATCCTGGTATTGAATCGGCGAAGGATCACGTAGATCATTGTCCCCGAATCCAGTTTCTGATACTACTTTCCAGTTTATAGCATCGAAACTATGAGATATACGCAGGTTCTGAGGAGAACTAAAACCGAACATTAAATAGGAATCAATCGGCTTGTAACCATAGAAAACACGTTGCAATGAATCAAGATAAGATGTGTGTATCTGGAGTGAATCATCAACTACCTGAATGGTGCTATTGTCTGCTGGCGACCCTCCCCCACTTCCGCCTGTTGAATTAAAATAAACTGTATCGTTACTTGTCGTAATGGTGGCATTACTACCATTCGCGAAAACCAAACTATCCGCGGTGATATTCGTGGCATTTACCCGTATGTTTTTAATCACCTGGTTATCCCCAATATCCGCATTGGTAATGGATCCATCGGATATCTCAGATGTACCCACCGCGTCGGCGGATATCTCGTTACTGCCCACGGCATCATTGGCGATCTGAGCGGCATCCACTGCCCCATTGGCTATTTTTGCCGATGTTACAGACTGGCTTTGCAGCTTTGCGGTAGTAACAGATAAGGCTGCCAGCTGGGCGGCATCTACCGCTCCATCGGCAATGTGGGTGCCGCTTACCTGGTCATCGCCGATCATCGCACCGGTAACCGCATCATCGGCAATATGGCGGGAGATTATGGCATCATCCGCGATCTCTGGTCCCTTAACGGCTCTGTCGGCTATATTCGTAGAATCGATGGCATCATCGGCTACTTTCGCGTTGGTAACGGCATCAATGGCCAGTTTGGTATTGTCAACAATGTTATCCTGCAACTCGGCACCACTGATACCATCGTCAGCAATATCATCCGCCGTCAGCGATTCATCGGCAACCATTGCGCCGGTTATATCATTAGCACCAACGTAAAGAGAAACATCCCCGGCGCTGCCGCCACCGCTAAGGCCCGCTCCGGGAATAACAGCGGTAATATCCCCTCCCCCACTGCCGCCGCCGGTGGATGATATGGTGAGCGTATCCGAACCGTTACTGGCAATGCCCACCCCTGAGCCAGCTGCCAGCACCACATTATCCCGCAGGCTGTTTATAGATTTTACCACCTCACTGCTGGCAATTTTCGCCCCGGTAATGCTGTTATCCTCATACCCCTGGGTATCGATCTGGTGATTACCATCCGGATCAAGATTGACGATGAAATCATAAATGCGGTTGGTAGCAAAAAACTGGGAGGTGGTCTGTAAAGACCCATTGGCATAAATCTGATATTTTCCAAAAGGCACATTATCCCGGCGATACTCCCCCACCTTGCCGGATACCGCGGATAGATTAAACGTATCCGAAGTGGACATATGCTGAATATAAACGTTGGTGGCGTTGGCGCCGGTGCCATCCAGATTACGAATAAATATCTTAAAGCGGGTATCTTCGGTCTGGGCTGAAAGCGCACCGCTGAGCATCAACAAAATTAAAATTAAATATCGCATGATGACATCCTTGTCGTTAAGTCCATTAAGTTACGACTATAATCTCTCCGGATACCGTAACCTTGCTGCTCTGGTTGGTTTCAAAAAAGGTGATGGATTCCCGGTCCCCACCCTTGTTGTAGCCACTAAAAAAGCTGCCGGCGATAATATCCGGATCGGCATTACAATCGTAGTAAATTGTGTCATCATCCTGCCAGACAGGATGGACGCGCACGGTGCCACCATTTATCAGGTGCGTGCGGAGAGTAATCAGCTTACCGACTGTGCCATTCCCATGGATTCGAAAATCCACATTAACAGAGTGAAACGGGTTGGAACCAGTAGCGCCTTGCATGAAGATTACCGTGTTTCCTTTTTGGGTGCGTTTTTGCACAGATGCGACCAATGGCCGCACATCCACATTGGTGATTTCCTGCTGGCTAAAATCCAAATTGGCCGTGGGGGATCCCCCGCTATCCAAGAAACTGATTCTAACTGCCGTTGCCATCTCTTATTCCCCTATTTATGCAATAACTCTGGAACATCGTTCGATTTGGACGGCTTTTTTGCCAATCCGTGATCATATAACCAATTAAATGTTAGTGTCCAAACCAAAGCCATCATTGCGATCGCTGCGCCAAAAAGTAACAGGCCATTTGGCCACCACTGCCCCAGGCTTTCGCCCATTTTTAGCGCGGCGCCTGGCCAATATCCGCCCCTGGCCACGGCCAAAAACAGACAGAAGAGCATCAACCTTTTGGCTGTATGCCAGCCGTCCATTGTTTCAATGTCCAGAAAATCTTTTCCGCCAACCAGGCACGAAACCACAAGGGCTTAATGCGGGCAAAAATGGACAGTGGCCAGCGATGCTTTATCACATCCATCACGGCATTAAAAAACGCGGCCAATGCAATTAACCCGTAAGTAATCAAGGCGTCTACTGTAAATAAAAAACTCATAACGACCTCCGTGTCATTATATCCCAATAGCTAAAAAATCAATGTCAACCTGGTCATTTATACTGGCTGCTGCCTCCAGGTCTATTGTTATTCTCACCTTGGTTTCATCTGAAGTAGCATCATAAACCGGCTTTACATTAATCACTTTCCCGGCTACGGGGCTGGCCGCCCGAGTCGATTGCCAGGCAATTAAAAAAGGCGTTTGGGTAAAGCCCGGGTCGCCCCAGTCGGAATCCGTGGCGAAAGTAATGGTTTTCGTCTCAGTGGCATCAGCAGATGACCAGGTAACCACTACGCTGCCGGCGGCAAGCTTTAAATTCTGCGTGGTTTTCGTGCGCGGACAGTGGCTTTGGTTCTCTTGTAGCTGGTTGATATCTGCGGCCAGAATTGCACCGAGCGCATTTACTGAAACTTCTTCGTAAGCCATTAGAAATAAACCTTTCCGGAATCGTAATTATCCACATCGTAAAAGCCGACATCGCCCCAGGCATGTTGGGTATCAAAGGCTTTTACATCGACAATTCCTTTATCCTTGTTTTTGGATAAATCAAAGATTAGCACCGGCACGCCCGATAGGGGAGGGTTGTGGCTGCTTACCTCAAATCGTTCCGCCAGCGCCAGGGCAATGCCATGATTAAACAGCACCTTAAAGCCAACAATCCGACCGCCGCGATTCCACATGGCATAATAGCGTTCTGCCGCGGCCTTCGCCTGGGAGCGAGTGAGGTAGAACGGCATCTTTAGTTCCACCGCATTGGCCTGGGAGTTTTCCGGAAACGTGTAGCTGTAGGCAAATTCGCCGGTGGTGTAGCTGTAATCATAAAGCACCTTTACCGCATCAATTGGTTGGCGGTAGCTGACCTCCAGCTCATCATCGGTAATTTCCGTGTCGCCGTCGAGAGTGGCAGGGCTGGCGTTGTAAATCGGTTGAAAGAAGGAATAATCCAGCTTGCCATCTGTGCCGATATACATCGAAAGATTGAGATGATGGCAAAACACCGCAGCGGCTTGTAAACAGGTAATCTGCCGTTTGAAGAGTCCCACCGGTGCGATGCTGTGCATCAGCGGCAACCAGTTGGCAATCAGGGTGTTGCTGGCGGAAGAATCATAAAAGTCACTGCTGAGGCAATTACCAACGACCTGGTTTAAGCCTTCCGCCAGATGAGTGTGAGCGGATGGCTGCTGGTAAAATGTCTCGATGATAATTTTGTCGCCAATCTCGAAGGTGCCGGACCAGTCGCTGGTAAGGATCTCCAGGCTGGAATAATCCGAAAAACCCTGGGGATCGCTATACCAGTGCTGGGTTGAGCTGCCCTCCTTCGTGCGCCCATCCGGCATTTGCACGGAAAACGAGATTGTGGATCCGGCCACCTTGGTAATTTCAACCTCCCAGCTGCCAATGTGCGCCTTGCTCCAGTTTACATTCGTCTCATCGATTGAGAGGGTGCCTTCGCTGGCATCGGCGCGCTGGTATTCTTTTACGGAGGCGGTATTGGCGCCCAGGTTATCGCTGAGCAGGTTGCCAAGCGCGTCTTTTAGCCGGATTTCCGCTTCCCCCATGCGGAAGTCCGGCAAGCGCTCGATGATATACTTACCAGCGGTAAGTTTTTCGCCGGAGTCGTTCAGAATATATTCCAGCGTGGCCGGCCGGCCAATCAAATCATTAATGGTAAATACGCTGCCGATCGGCATGGCGTAATTCGGGGAGAAAATACTGGTAAAAGTGAAGCGGTGCCGGGTATTACTATCCGTCGGTGCCACCTGGGAAATAGTGCCGGTCCAGCTCACTTTGCCATCACTCAAGGTCGCTTTGTAACCAATCAAATCGTAGATACTTGACAGCCCCAGGGGAACGGTAGAGATAAACGGCACTTTCACGGATAAAGCGCCCTGGGAGATCGTGGTAACGGTGGCGGTCCGGAAGACATTAAACAGCGCACCGGCCTTTTCCGCATCAAATTTGCGATCTTCATTTAGCAGCTTCACGCTAATGCCGCCCACGGTAAACTGCTCTATGGATTCATCCAGATCAATGCGCTTGGACATCCGCGGCGCATCCACACTTATCAGGTCATCTTCCAGCACCTGGTCGCCATCATCGGTGTGCAGGGTAAGGCGGTAGTAAATCGGTTCAATGGTCGCCTTATCCAGCTCGGCCTGCTGGCCAGCGGTTAATTGAGCAAGTTTGGCCATTAGAACAATCCCTCCGTGCTGCTGCGCCGCTGGCGGTTTTTCTGGTTTCGGTGCGGCTCCAGGATTTTATCTTCGACCTCAATGTGATGGGCCCGCACGCTAGCGCCGTCCGCCTGAATTAATTCCAGTTCGGTTTTAACACGCACCGGCACTTGCTGCACGGTGTGTACTTGCTGAATAATCCCCGCGCCGGCAGCGCCGCCAGGCATAAAAACGCCGGGAGCGATTGGTGGGGGAGTAAGCGGCCCGGGCACTGCCGCCTGAAAGGCTGCCTGCACCATCGGCAATGGTTTACCGGCATGGATGGCATCGAGGATGTGCCCATAGCGCGCCACCTCGCCGACGGTCATTACATCCTCACCGACCTGCAGCCCGGCAAGACCATCGTCTCCCTTTGGTGTAAAAGGTGATGGAGTTAAATCATCCCGGCGCACCCGCCCGCCCTGGGCTTTTCCCTTAATGCCTTTTAAGGTGGACATCATTGTCGCAATAAAGCCGAGCGCCAACGCCAGGCCGACAAAAGGAATTTTCGAATGGGCGGCAATAAACCCGCTGGCCGCTTCCGATGTGTTGGCCGCAGCTTTAGCGCCACTACGGGCGATCTCCGCACTGTCATGCGCCGTTTTCTGACCGGCGGCGGCAGTCTCGATGGCCATTTCAGTTGTTTTTTGAGACTGAAAAACGGCCGTCTCTTTCAGGGAGGCGAGTATCCGCGCTTTCAGGGCATCAAAAATGGCATTTTTCAGGGCATCGTAAAAGCTCATGAAAATTTCCATACGCTTCTCCGCGCCGGTTTTTTCCGTGTCGAGCAGATTGGCGGCAAAAGTGTCGTAACTGGCCTCCAGGCCGCTCAGGATGCCGTTGCGGTTGATCATGTCCTGCACATAGATATCCGCCAGGTGGTCGGCCAGCGCCTGGTTTAGCTGGGCGATATCTTCGGTTTTCGCGGCCTCAATGATCTTCAGCTGGTCGGCATTGCCGGCAGCGAGGGCCAGCTGCTCAGAATAGAACTGGTTGAGGGCAGCCATCATCCGCTGAAAGGATGCCAGCACATCCGCCTCGGTATCTCCCAGGTCAATCTCCAATTGAAACTGGGCTTTCAGGGAATCGTTCAGACGCTTAAGATCAACCTTTTTCAGCGCGTTGACCAGTTCCTGCTCTTTCAAGCTGGCCAGTTCCGCGCTCACCTTGCGGGCCTCGGCGATCTCCACGGCATAGCGCTCCCGCAGGGCCGCTTTTTCCCGTTCGTATTTGCCCAGGGAGGTATCCAGCTCGATGCCGTCTAAAGCAAGCTTCTGCCGCAGGGCGTCGGTGGCAGCATCAATTTCCGCCTGCTCCTGCTGGTTGATCAGCGCCAGCTGGTTATCCAGCTCTTTCTGTTTCAGGTCGGCCAGTGCCGCGCTTTTCGTGCGGGCGGTGTTAATCTCCGCTTCGTAACGGGCAGTGACCGCTTCGCGCATTTTGTCGTATTTGGAGAGCTCGCCGTTTAACTCTATTTCATCGAGGCGTTGTTTTAGCTTACTGGCTTCCAGCTGCTTTTTGATCTGGTCATCAAGGTTTTTGGTTGCGTTGCTGCCACTGGTGGTTTTTGTAGCTTTTTTTCTGGTGGCTTCCAACTCTTTGAAACGGTTGATTAGCTTCCCGGCCAGTTCCTCGGAGATGTCCAGTTCCGCGCTCAGGGTTTCCGGGGTTGAGGTGGTGAGATCAAATAAAGTGTTTGCAGCAAAAGCCATACTATTAAGAGCTTTACCTGCTTCTGCGGCCTGGTCTTCAAGCTCACTAACTTCTGCCCTGTATTTTGCAATTGCCTGAGCATTGGATAGCGTTTGAGTATTAGCACCACCAACGGGCCCAAAAGTCTCAGATTTCCCGGAGTCTTTCAGCTCCTTGATTTTCTTTTGGCGGATATCCGTTTCCAGATTAAGCCTCTGAATTGCCTTAGTGCTTTTCTCAACCGTATCCTTTATATCAAAAATACGGTCGGCTTCCCGAAGTTTTAATAATTCTCGTTGCCCTTTAATAAAATCCTCGACCAATCCTAAATTAACATCCAGCGCTTCACCATAATCGCCGAACTCAGTAGAGACACCATCCACAGCACCGGAAAGCTGCTTCACAATTCCCTTTAACTCATCCTGTTGCTCTAAGGTAGGGGAGGCAATCGATTTCAGTTCCTTATACCGATCAACCATTTTCTGCAAAGAATCCGTCTGTTTGTTGATGGCATTTCTCGATGTTACGAATTCCTCGGTGAGCTGTTGAATACGACTGCCGCCACCGACGCCGAGGCTGTCCAGAAAAGTGTTGGCGCCAGCAGCTGCCTCTGCAAAAAAGTTGATAAAGGCATCGCCGGACTCACTCAAAAACTGCCCGATACGCACTTTCAAATTCTCTACTGCCGCTGCATTTGCGCGTATTTTTTCCGCATTGGTTGTGGCAATTTCCCCGGAGGCGGCCAGGCGTTCGTTCATCAATTTTACAACGGCGCTGGCCAGCAGATTGCGGCGCTCCACCGCGCTGAGGGCGTTGGCGTTTTTCCCCAGGGCGCGGGCCTGATTTTCAATTTCGCCATTTACCTGGGCAAGGGAGAATCCAAAATTATCCAGCAGCTCCGTGGATCCACGGAAAACACCACCAAGGATGTTATTAAACACCTCCAGCGTATTTGATCCTTTCCGAACACTTTCCAGGCGGGCAAATTTAGCGAAGGTTTCCAACTGTTCATTGGTGCCACCCAGATCGATTCCGGAAAGGGCAGTACGCATCAGCTCCACATCGGGAACAGCGCCACGCACATTGTTACGGAGGTTTGATAATAGCTGGCTGGAATTATCGAGCTTGTTAAAGGCATTGGCGACATCAGTAGCTTCCGCACCGATCTTGGCCAGATTATTAGCTATCCGGGCGCCCTCGATGAGCGCAGCCACGCTGACAAAACCCGCAACGCCCTTGGTAAGAGTACTAAGGCCTTTGTCGGCCTTCTGTCCGCCATTTTTAATACCATCCATCTCATCCTGGAGTTGTTCCAATTCCCGGAGTGCTTGCTGCACATCGGCGATGGCGGAAATTACAATATCGTTGCGTCTGCGTGGCATAACCCGTCCCTGGGCAAACACTTACCGGGCAGTTGCCCGGCAAGCGGTATATTGAGTGGGGGATGGGGAAAGTTAGCCGGTCAGCTTTTCGGTGAATTCCAGTATCTTAACAATACGGTTATCCAGCTTCTGGCTGCTAATCCGCAGGCCTTCCATAATTGCTTCCTGGTCGTAATGCCTGCGGACGACCTTCGGCCCATCGTTATTTTCCATGTAAAGAAGCGCGCCACTCACCATTCCGTGGTGAATGTCCAAAGATTCGTAAAGCTGTGCGCGGATCTTCTGGAGTTTTTCCTGCTGCCTGGGGGTTAATTTGGAGTTTGCCATGATGGCCTCCTGTAGATTTTAGTAAGAAGTAAAAAAGCCGAGTTTTACTAACGTCCCACAGGAAACGCTCCGCCCCTCACGGTCACCTTACGGATCGCCTGGCAATGCCAGACTAGCGGAAAACTCGGCTCTATAATTTAAATGCTGCGTACATAAAAAAAGCCGCGAAATATTGCGGCGGATCGTTCCGCCTGTAGGTTTTAGTGCTTTGATAATAGCAAAGTTTTTGCCTTTTTTCAAGAAATTTCTATTTCTACACATTTCTTTATCCTTTAAGCCATCCCCTTAAAGCGGGGCTTACCCGGCGGTTGTGCCGCTTGCTGCGCGCTGGCGGCAATCCGCCGCTGCTGCGCATTATAGGCGTTGAGCATGGCCACCATCGTATAGAGCTGAATAAGGTTCACTTCCCGGTAGAAATAATCCGGCGATTGGTGCAGGTGGACGGAAAGTATGATTAATGTTTCGCCCCAGCTGCTGCTGAGTCCGGAACCGGCAGATTCTCCAGAAAATTTCTGATGAACTGAATCTGATACAGATTGGACTTTTTTTTTACCGCGAGGTAAATTTGCAGCAGACATTCCTGGTATGCTTCCTTCTGGTGCAGCTCAATGTTGCCAATCCGTTCGTAAATAGCGGCGTTCAGCTGCTCGGAGCTAATGTTGGCCATGGTGGCATCGCTGCCGTTTTCCAGGAAATAAATCACCGCGCCCAGCTGCGCGATGTCATCAAAATTCACCTTTTCGATGCTGCCGAAGCGCCTGTTAATCATCATCTCGCTCAGCAAGGTCGGCAAGGGCAGCTGCACCTCGCCAACGCTGTGGAAACGCGCGGAAAGATCGTCCACATTAATGGCGCGATCTTTCGCAAGTTGTTGCTCACGCTGGTTCGCTTCCTTTTCCTCCCGGATGCGTTTCAGATGACCGATCTGTTCATTAATGTCATAATCACTCGATGGCATTTTTCTCCTTACGGCCAGTATTTCTCAAAATCGCCTGCGTTGCTGACCACAATATTAGCATCAAAGCCAGGCAAGGCAAAATCGCGGTTGCCGGCAGCAAAGCCAAACTCACTAATGCGATCACATTTGGCGGCATAAATAATTACATCATTTTGGTTGCCATCATACGGGTTATAATGGCGTAACGATCCCCACATCTCAAACTGGCTGGGCAGTGTGGACTGCGAGAAGCGGCTGGTCGTGCCATTGGCGGCATCGGTGTAGAAGTAAGTCACATCGAAATCATCTTCCGATTGCGAGGCATTTAAGGTAATCGTGGTGCCGCTCACCGTGTATTCACCGACTGCCGGGGAAGATGACACGCGCTTCAAGGGGTTTTTGTTGGCTCCGGCTGGCACTACCATCAAGGTATTCTCAACGTAGGTAGCATCTGCAATGGTTAAATCATTAGTGCTTTTCGTGAGCGTGTTAGAGCGTTTCCGCTTAACGGTGCCAACAACCGCAGTTGCGCCCGTTATAAGATTAAAAACTTCAGGAGTTAATCCGGCAAATTCCAGGCGGGCAGTAAGAATACTACCAGCGGGAACAATTATTTGTCCGCCACCATCGCCGCGCACACCTTGAATGGTGTCCACACCGAAATTTACTCCTAAGTTCTGCACATCAAAGGCCTGGTTGCCGCCCAAAAACAAACGGCCTTCCCCCCAGGACCATCCAGGTGTTAAAGCGCCCAAAATGACCTCCTTGTCATTTTAAATTTTACTTGTAAACGATTGTATAAATATTGCTGGCCAGATCCTGTCTGGCCAGCTTAATAAAGCGTTCGCAGGGAGCTTCAATAATCGTCCCGGCGGGTTTTTCTTCTGCGTGATGTTCATAAAGCACAATTGCCTGGTGCTTTAAAACAATTTTTGCCACCTGCCCCGGTGTTTCCGGTGGCGGGGATTCCTGCTGAATAACCGGTAAATTTTCCGGGTCAATATTCGGTTCTTCCTGAATCACATCATCCAGGAAAACATCTTCATTTTTTTTACCTTTAGGCATCTGCGACTCCTAAATTAATTTGTATTACCATGCTGACGGTAAACTGCAAATTTGAATCATCCTTAAATGCCGGCAGCAGGGTAGCGCTTTCTACTTCGATCTGGGATATATCCTCAGAGATCGGGCTATCCGTAAAGCGGGGCGCTGCCGCTTTTATTTCATCGATCAAGTTCGATGAAATCTCCTTCACCAGGGCATCCACCGCGGCAACATCGCCACCACGATGAACAACCTCCAGCACTGCGGGTAAACTGTCCAGCCCATGGGCTTCGGGGGAGTAACCCACAGACTGAACCCCGCAGGCAGGAAGTTGATCATTGCGGTACTGCCGGATATCATCCACCAGCTTTTCATGAACATGCTGTAAAGCACCGGCATGATAGAGCGTTGCCGTTTTCGATTGGATAAAATTCACCAATAAACTTTCGATGGCATTAAATTTATTGTCCATTGGCACCACTCAGATGTTTAACAATTTGTTTCCGCAAAAAATTAACATCGGTGGGATCCTCGAAATACTGAAACGGACGCATCGCATGTTGAGCATCCGCATAAGGAACCGGGGTGTCCATCGTTAAAACCCTTCCTCGGCGGATGCGCATATCAGTGAGCAACGCCTGGCGCAGGCGGCCTTTATCGGCCATTAACGAACTGCCTTTGCTGACCCGTTTTTTCGATGCGCGCAAACGTCCTCGCACTTTACCGCCGGTGCTCCGCTGGCCACGCAACTGGCGGCTTTTTAAATCGCTAAAAGCGCCCCTGGTCAGTCCCCCACGGGCATTACGGGCACTACGCCCGGCCCGGATCCTATCCACACCGCCCCAGGCCGGCACGGTAACGCCATCGGTGGCCCGGGTATACTGGTCCGCCCAGGGTGCCCAGGTAGCGGAGCGAAAGGTGCCTCCCTGGCGTAAACGGCGAAACATCAGCACCGTGCGGCGGATCATGTAGGCATGAAAATCATTAAATGCCGGCGTTAGATCGCTCAAACGATCGGCAACGCCCTGTATCTCAATGACCCCGATCCGGGTGTCTGTTTTCAGCCGGATCATTAAAATTTATCCAACTCGGCTGGATTAAATATCGCCTTCTGCCCCGGTGTGTTACGATCTGCATATTGCGGATCTTCCACACTTTTCAGTTTGCTGTTGTAAACGGAGGTGCCATCGCTCAGAACTACATCGGTATTCCCTTCGCGGATACCTTCGAGAATGGCTTCTGCTTTATCTTCAAGGATTGTCCGCTGATTGGCATCTTTATCATGGAGCTGTCCCATGCGCTGGTACTGCCGTGCCGCCGCCAGATAGATTGCCGCCAGCGCCACAATTCTCGGCGTGGCCGGCGAGTCGGTAATATCCGGGAATTTTTGGGCGCCGCTGTTATATGCCAGGGGAAAGGCTGTGCCTACCCCGGCCTCTACCAAATCGGAAGCGTGGGCAATATCGATCGCGATATTATCCGTCACGCTCGCCGGGGGAGACGGCGGCAGCTCCAGCAATACATCGGCGGATGTGCAGTAAGTTGGCATTTACTTAAGCACTCCCCGCTTTCTAAGGTTGGCAGCTTGCTGTGCGGTTATTTTGTCCCTGGGAATAGTGTCGCCGGGGCCATAAGCTACCCCGTCATGCTTCACATTCTCAAGGACTTCGTAACCGCCTTTATTTCCCGCAGACTGCGGTTTATTCTGGTTGGCCATTACAATATCCTTTTTATTTACAGACAAAAATCATTACTGCCCATTTAAAGGCGACTGAATGAAATCAGCCGCTATTAATTGAGCGCGTCTACGTCAATAATCAGATAGCCGTAAGTATTGCTAATCAGCTTAACCTGATAATCCCGCTGCACCATAAAGTGTTTCCGTAGTGCATCTTCCCAGGTCATAACCCTCGGGTAACCTAATTTGTTAAAGGTTGCCGTGTGCGGGGTCGTCCCTTCGACCAGTTCATCCTGTTCCGGAACGTAAAGCAATGCCACGCTGTCGCCCCACAGGTCTGTAAAAGTGCTACCATCGCTGGAATAAACAGACTTACCGATGCGCACATTGGGGATTTCCAGAACATTGGCGGCAATTTCCGGCGTTACAACGGCCCGTTGGCTGTATTTGATCTTGTCCAGCAGATCGGAGTGACGTTTAAAAGACGCCCAGGCATTATAGCCAAAAACGATTGTATTTGGCTCCACACCCATTGCAGACCGAGCCTGGTCTATGCCGACCTGAATGTCCGCGATAGGGGTTGAAGTGCTACCCTGCCCGCCGCCGGCGACACGCCATTGATCGTTTCCGGACAATGTAACCTTGTGGTTCGCATGGTAATTACCGGCGCCAAAGACGCTATCGGCAACAGCCTTTTCTTTCCCCAGTTCGAGGGAATTTTGCACCAACATTACCGCCTTGTTTTCCATGTCGAGTACTGCACCAGCGCTAATGGCCCGGGCTTCTTCGATCTCACGATGATCCAGCATCGTACTCAGCGCATGTTCATCAGTAACGTAGGAATCTTTACTGAGTGCAAATTCTACCCGCTTCGGGTCCGCCCGCAGTGCGCGTTCGGTGTTGTAGACGCGAAAGCCCTCTTTGCCAAAAGAAAGGATCGTGCCTTTTGTCGTAGTAACCGACACTGACGGAGCCACCAGACCACCAATCAAGTTTCGCTGAGGCTTGAAGCCAATGGCGAAATTGGTTAAAACCGGATCCACCTGCGCCCGTATTTCAGAAAGTCTTTCAGGCATTTTTATCTACCTCCATGTAGATTTTTAAAATGAATTATTTACAGGGTTAACGAAACCGGTTTTTAGAGCGGTTTCAGTTCCACGGTAATAAAATCACCGTCGGCGCTGGCTGCATCGATGGCCCGGCCGCAAATTTTCATTACATCCGCAACCGCAGAAACCGTCAAAGAGACCGCTTTGCCATCGGCATCGCTGGAAACAAACGCACCGGCACTAATGGCGCCACCGGCTTCCACTTTTACCCGGCCAATGGATTCCACCGTCACCGGTTTACCGCTGTCCTGGTCGAACAGGGCAACACCGCTGCAAGGGATGTCCACGGTATGTTTGCCGTCCCAGGTCACAAACCGCTGCTTGGTAATCGCTTCCGTAGCGACAATGGTCAGTGGCATAACGCCTAAAGTTTGATATTCTTGTGCCATTTTCTACATCCTTGTTAAATGGTTATGATTTAAAATGTCTTAACAAATTTCAGCCGTTAAGCGACAACCAGTTTAATCGCTTCGTTATAAGTAAGCTTTGGGTTTTCCTTCATTTTACCCAGGGCGGCTTCATGCAACTCGGCACGCTCAGTGTCTTCCGAAAAGGCCTTCTGGTTCGGGTTGCCTTTATCCTTCGGCGTATCGGCTTTTTCATCGAACGGCACAAGCAGCTTGTCATCTTTAGCAGCTGCTACCAGCGTTTCCACTAATTTTTTGGCGGCGGCCAGCTGGTTGGTTTTACCATCGGAAAATTGGTGATCGGTTTCAGCATCCAGGCATTCCAGGAACTGCTGCAAGGATTCATCTACCAGCGCCGGGGCGATGCCATCCTTTTTTAACGCATCACAAAAGGCCTGAATATCTTCCTTGCGTTGCTTTTCGCGGAATTGGGCCATTCGGTCATCTGCGGCAGTTGCTCTTCTTGCCGCTTCTTCCGGGGTCATCCCATGCGTTGCCTGGAACTGGGCAGTGTATGCCGCCTGATCAAATTGAACTTCGGACATCTTGTTCTCCTTAAATTTATTTGCTGCGTCACTTAAAAGATTGGTGCCATCATTCAGCACCGCTTTTATATTTTCACTTTTATCAGCATCGGCATCATCGCCGCGCAAAATTTTTTCGATGTTTTCCATCATCCGCCAGAATATTTCCCGGATCCCGGAGAGCTTTTTGTCGGCATCTATTTGCAACTCCAGATTAACGCCGTCAAAATGCAGCCAGGTTTTCCCATCTTCCGGGGAAACCGTCTCGGAGAAAACCTCCATCACGGGCAATTTATGATAGGGAGATGTGCCGCCCAGCAGGGCAAGTGCGGAAAAGCGATGATCTTGGGGATTTACAAACTCAACAGAACGGTGGGGATATTCTTTTTTTCGCAGGCTTTCAAATGTTTCCGGATGGATATTGGTAATATCAGCAATCATCACATCGCCATTCAGCCGGATATTTTCCAGAAATCCCCTGCTGGGTTTTTCTTCGCCGCCCGGCTGGTTATGCCCGATAATTACAGATGGGCGGTAACCATTCTCCTGGAGATCGGCATGATTAGCAACCGTAGCTTTGCCCCAATCATCGGAGTAATTAAAGCCTTTGTGCTTCCCCAGGCGAAAAATTTCCACGCCCTGTATATTGTAGGTGCTGTCATCGTTCTGAGTGGTTGGATATTCCTTAAAAGCTTTCATCACTACATCCTTGTAGTAAAAAACTTTCCTGCGGATATGGCGCCGCAGGAAAGTAGGGAGTTGGAACTGCGGTAAATAGGATCACTTTCGTCTATAAAATAGAATCAATTTTTAGCCATGTCAATATTTTTTATTGACTTGGCATTTCTATATCAGCACCGTGGCCGCGGCGATCATCGCGCCGAGAACATCCCCAAAGGCATCCAGGAAGAAATGCTGCCGCGGGGAAAGGAGCTCCGCTATGCCATAACCGGATTGCCGCCAGCCCCGGATGGTATTGTAGAGAAACTCTACCACCTCCCAGCCAACTGCGGCGATAAAGACATTTAAAAAGCCGTCCGGTCCTTCGGCGCCCAGCCAGAGAGAAAATTTTGCCAGAACAGCGCCGCCCAGGATGTGCAACCATAGCCAGACGTTGCGCAAAAATGCATATTGAATAAAAGCCATCAGGAATCCTTTCCTTAAGTTTAATCCTGGCAGTATGATAGGAAATGTTTTTTGACAAGGCAATAAAAAATCCCGACATGGCAACCATATCGGGATTGGGGGAGGGAATGGAGAAAGTGTTTGTTATTTTTCTCTTAAGGCCTTCGCTTTCTCAAAGATTGGCAATATTTCATTTTCAATTTTTTGAAACTCATCTTCGGGCAAAGAATCCAACCAATGCAAATTCCCAATCGTTTCCCTTAAGTTTACAATCTGAGAATGAATTGAATCAGGGTCGATGTAACGCCCTGCATTTTTGGGGGAAAAATGTTCCAAAGCTTCATTAACCCAAAAAGCATGTAACTGCCTGGGAGAATAGTTTTTTAGTCTCACCATATCCCTTTCTCCCAGGCTTTCCAAATCCTCGGCCATATCGGCCAATGGCACATCATTCATATCTGGGAAAACGGTGTGAGCAATATTGAACATAAACTGATACAATGTCAAACGATCTAAGTTTTTCACAGTCTTCTCCTTTATGACTTCCGGTTAAAGTTTGGAATTTTCTCCCGCAGATCGTCAATATTCTGCGCGGGCGGCGGGGTAATATCTTCCAGGAAATTTTGGGTTTCCGTAATCAAATTACTTAAATCTTTGGTGGCCCACCAGAGTGCATCAAAATCTTCTTGTTTTATCTCGCCGCCGGCTTCGTTGTAGTGGGTCATTAAGCAGACCAGCTGCGAAACAACCACACTGCGGTGGGTGAGCTTTTCGTGGAGCGTTTCCACGTATTTCTTTTCGATGATGCTTTTCCGGGGTGATGGGTTAATTGCAGGCATAGTGCCCTCCTATTGGTTTTTTCATAAATAAGTTGCCAGGTGCTGAAAACGCCCAATAGGAACGCCCCGCGCCTTACGGAAACGGGACACCTGGCATTTTTATAGTCGTATCCGCTATAAACAAAAATGCCGCATTACGGTGCGGGGCCGCTATTGGGTTCTTTCATTTGTAATATATCAAACACTTTGATACTGTCAAAGTGAAATTTATATGGATTCAGTAAATATAGCCGCAACAACCCATTTTTTATTGTAATTGGTCAGGCATATTTGCACTTTCTTGATGCCATAAACAGTCTCTACCCTGTAGTAATACCTGCGAAAAGGGGCTATTTCATAATATTCAATCCTTTCTAATTCTTCATTATGTCTAAAACCAGGTTTGCCTTTGTAAGCTGTTAGATTAAAATCGAGATATTCTTCATAAGTATCCCAGGCACCCGAAAAAGTTGATTTGTAGTAGGGTTCGCTTATATCATGCATCCTCCATGATTCATTATCTTCACTTGTAGTTTCTAAATGTTCGTAGGATTTTATTCCTTTGGGTAGATTGAAGTATAAGGGTAAAAGAGCTTGTTTTTCATCATGGCTCAGCCCCTTGCTTCTTTTGGCCATCAATCCTTCAATTAGGAGAAAAGTATTAAGTCTCTTGTCAATAATAATTCCGCCTATAACAGCGACATCCCCATTCTTCAAATCTTCCATGATAGAATCTGCCAAGTAATCGGTTGAAATTGCAAAGTAATAAAAAGCATATCCAGCCAAGATGACAATTGCAGGAATAGCGATAATGGCGGAATATTTTTTAAGATTATCCATAGCACACTCCTTACAGTTTAATGTAAAGCGACTTACTTGTCACGGTTGTTCGTATAATATACAGGAAGGATATATTGCAAAAATACCACTTTAAATTTAAACCAGAGAGAGTCTTTCCGGGGGAATGATATGCCGCATTTTATGCTCCGGCACATAGGAGAGGGTAATTACATAGCCTTTCAATTTCCCCAGGAACATTAAAATCAGTGCGATCGGTACCAGATAAATAGCCCAGGCGCCGTGGTTCGCCAACAATATTTTTGTGGAGATCAGGGCAAACTCCTGCTGAATTTCCCAGACTTCCCCCAGCTGGGCCTGGCGGAGCATCTTTTCTTTTTTCTCGATTTGCCTGCTGATCTGCTTGTCCTTTTTGGCTTCATTCACCCCTTTAAACAACAAACCCAGGTCAATTTTGTGCAGAAAGGCAATCGCGTTTGTAACCGAGCGGTGCAAATATTCGAAGGCGTCATCTTTAAACATCTCCGGCGCTTCGTATTTAAGCAAGCGAATACGGTCCCTTAACTCAAACAATTGAAACCGCAGCGATAAGCGCAAAGAAGGCAGAATGATGGCCTCGTAAACGAAATGCCAGATACTGCCAACAATCAGGATGGTTATTAAAATTGTCATCTTATTCACTCGTTTCTAACTTTTTACCCAATGCAATTTCCTGCCATTTGGTTTTTTCCCGGCCCATCCGGGCCATTTCCCGGTTGATTTTCCGGCGCTGCCACTTGGCATGAACAAACCAGCTAAGTGCCGTTATTCCAAACAGCACATATCCAATTATACCGTTATTCGCCAAATCGGTTGCATAAGTAAATACCAGCCTGGAAACATCTTCCCCGGGCATTTTGTAAAGAACCGCTAATGTAATCAAGGCCAACAATGCCAACGGAAATTGGCCCTTATTCATCGAAGCAATCAGAACATCCCGCACACTTTGGGCAATACCGACCTTTTGAGGGCGCTGATTGCGATTACCGCTTTTCTTTGCCATGTCTCCCAACTACCGTATATAATTAACAGAATGAACTAAACCCATCCCCACAGATAGCCCCGGTTTCATTTCTGAATCGGCGTCAAATATTGTCAATTGAGTATGTGTAAATATATCATCTTCTTTGATGATGTCAAAGCATTTTTCTTGACAATGGTATTCGAAGGAGTTTGGCCAGTTTTGCATCAAGCCTTTCCATCCAAGCATTGCTGTAAGATCGAGCTACTTTTTGACCGCGGCCTTTGATCTTTTGCAGTAGACCTTCCATTTTTATCAGAATAAGTCGATCTTCCTGGCTAATTTCCGAAGTGAGTCGATGCCGCCCTAATTCAGCAATCGACTCTGCCGAACAACCAACATAATGAGCGATAGCAATGTTCGAGATATTTCTGCGGCGTAATTCATTAAAAACATCCTTCATCCTGAATCCTTTCAGTTATTAATTCACAAACTCAAACCCGCGCCCTTTCAGGGTCGGGTAGCGGCTTTTCGGCCAGGGCTTCAAGCCTTCGTCTTTATGCACCAGGGTGCGAGTACAGCGGCAGCCGTGCGAAAGTGGCACGCGCAGGCGTTTCCAGATTGGATCTTTGCGAGGGGCAGTAAACCCATCGATGGCGGCATGTGCCCCACGCACCCGCTCATCGCCCACCGTTAGGAACTGCATTAAAGGGAATTCATCTTCATCGGTCTGTGCAAAGATGGCATCCTTACCGGCTGCCAGGCTTTCCTGAATGGCGTTCTGCAGCACCAGCTCGTAGTAATGAGGGTTTTCCGGCGCGATGCCTTCCCGCACGAAAAAGCCGAACAGCGCCGAGATAAAAGCCTCCGGCTCAAACTCCCCGGCCAACTGAGCAGAAACAAATGACTTGATCTGTGCCAGCAAGTGTTTGCGGGCATCCGACGCGAGCGTAAATGACTTGCGCCGGATGTCCGCGGCCAGCGCCGCAAATTCCTTTTTGCTGATAACGTCCTTGTTAAGGAAAAACTCAATGGCCTCATCATAGGCTGAGGGGATCCCCAAATCTTCCGCAAAATATTGTGCCCTTTTTCGATGAATGCTCCGTTGCGCCAGGTAGCGGCCCGATAAATGGCTCAGTATCGACGATCTTGCCATGGCATCGCTAAACAGCGTCATGTCAGGGACGATCTCTTGCGACAACCGCCTTAACGTTCGTTTAGCAGGCTTTTTTTTTTAACTCCCTGCCTTATTTTTTCCATGCCGGCAGCGGAAAGGCGTTTAAACTCGCGAAGATGGCGCATTTTAAGCAGTTCCACCTCAAGCACTTCATCCTGGGCTTCCGACGGCAGCTCTGCGAATGCCGCCAGCATATCCTCGCCAAAATTTTTGCCGGATGCCCGGTTATCCAAACCGGCAATTCCGCCGGCGCCTCCCTGCGCCGCCGTTAATACCGGCTCGCCGTCCCTGGCTTGCGGAATTCCGGTTAGTTCATGGATATAGGAAATTGGTATCCTCATCCCGCTATCGGCGAGAATGCCCAACGACTGGGCAAAGCTGATCAAGGCGGAAATGCTCATTCCGGACCATTTAAATCGGGGGTAGTGATCTGTAACGTAGTTGAAATCCACCAGGCGTTTGATGATCTGCTCATTTATCGCCGCCTGGGTCATTATTGAATCGAAAATGGTATAGCTTTCCAGAACATCGGAGTGGGTGCTGCTCATGGCGTAGCTGCCCTGGCCGCGTTTGCCTTCCTCGCTAATCAAAGTAGCGCCCAGAACCAGCTTGCTAATCTCCTTGTTGCAACGCTCAATAAAATTGTCATAGGTGATATCCCCGCGGCGGAGTGCTTCCAGAAAAGCAACTTTAAACCCCTCAGGCACAACAATGCCGGCGCGGGTTTGTATATCCGAGATTAACTGTTCGGCTTTTTCCTGATCTTCTTTTTTCGCATTGCGGGGAATTTCCACTTCTGTTAGCGGCATTCCAAAGCGCTCATTAAAGATGGCCCAGAACTTTGCCTGGTTCTTTTTCAGCCAGACCCAAAAGGCGCATTTAGCACTGAGGGAATCGCCGTAAGGATTCTCATCATCCAGGCCGTTAATGATGTGCACAAATTTAGAAAGGGGCAGGGCTATGCCGTTGGGGTTGGGATCGATCTGGCGTAATCCATAGTAGCCATGCGCGCCATATTTGAAGGAAAAGTATTTGGCAGGTTTAAAGCGGATGCTCCGCAATCCCACTTTCCCGGCCAATGCGCCACGGGTTTCAGGCTTATAAACAATCTCGGAGATGGAAAACCCTTTCCCCAGGGCATCGAGGAAGCCCTCCACATCTTTCTCGAAAGCGCCGGTCATATTCTCAATCGCCCATTTCACGCTATCGGCAATTTGCTGATTGCGGGCAGTTACTTTACCATTTGGGGAAACATGCGGCTCAATCTTCCAGCCTTTTTCAATCAGCTTCTGCCGGCGGGTGGCCAGAACACTGGCAAGATGGGTGTCTCTTTCAATCTCTTCAATATACGCCATGCCCTTAGTGGCCAGCAGCCGGTCCGGATTCTCGCCGGATAGACCATACTTGAAGGTAATATCGCGACCGGCGGCGGTAAGCTCGCCCTGGCGCGGCTTTGCGGGTTGTCTGTTATTTCTTGCCATCCCTGGAAATTCCTTTTCCTGCCACCGTAGTATTGACATTTTGCATATCTAATTCCTTCTGCAAGCGGTGGTTTTCCTCAATTAATTTTCTCTGATTTTCCCGCATGGCATTAATATGGCGTAATAACACTTTAGCGAAATCGTCATTATTCTCGATCATCCCCGATTCTCAGCCATTTTGTTGGCAGCGGCGGTAAATCCACCATAACCGAACAACAGCAGCAGAGTGTCCCAGCTGGCGACTGCCGGCGGCGGGGTATCAACGCCTTTGAGATATCCAATGGCTGTAATAGCTGCCTGCCCCAGAATAAGCAGAAAGCCTAAGAAGACTGCGGCGGTGGTTTTCAACCGAGTACTGCTTGGTTTACCATTTTTTTCGGTTAGGAAACCGGCTTCAAGATTGGCATCCATTTTTCACTCCTTCTAACATCCTTGTTATCAGTAAGATATGGAAGCAATAAAGCCATGTCAAACAAAAATAACGACATGGCAATTAAATAAAAAGCGCCCATAACAAACAGCTATGAGCGCTCCACATAACCACGAAGGTTTTCTTAAGATAAGAAAATTACCGAGAAGAGGCATTAAAAATCGTCGAAATCTGCATCATTCCCAATGCTATGCAAACGGCTGATGCCGCTACCGTGTAAATGCGCAGTTTGCATTGGCGGACCGCTACTTTTCACCTTGCTAAAATCTACATTGTAAAGCTGACGGTCATTGGCGCAGCCCAGGGCCATGTTGATGGCATCAAAGGGATCATCGCCCAGCTCCTTCTTAATAATCTCCAGACTGGGATAACTGGCATTCGTTATCTTTATCCGGATGTTCAGCATGCAGCGGCGTAGGCGCCGGAACATCTGGGCAATATTGCGCCCATCTTTCCGGTCAAAATACGGGAGCATCACTTTCCCATTTTCCAGCTTGGTTTTCAGAATTTCACCCCACAAATATTTTGCTTTTCCTGTATTCCACATCGGGGCAAAGTCCCAGTGGCGCCAATCTGCGGGCGTATTTTCCGGAAAGCGAGTGCGATCTACCCGCACAAGGCCACGCTCAAAGAGGGCGTCGTTGATGTCTGCAATAGAATTGGATTTCAGGGCGTCGCCATAGCCGGCGCTCACTTTGTAAAACCGCCAGATGTCCAGCATGTCCGCCTTGATTTTTTGCGGGTCAGTATTCGCTTCCCACTCAAAACCATTGAGCCACATCGCGGTTTCGCCGATCATTTCAATCAGATCCAGCCGGTAGACCGAGTGCACCTTCTTTTCCCCGGAATGACCGCAGTCAAAACCGGCGTAGACCACGCCGCGCGGATTGTATTCACCGCCTTTTTTATAGGGAATGCCATCCCACTGTGCCTTGAACCCCGCCTCAATGCACTTGTTTACCGATGCTTCCCAAATATAATTTTTAGCCTCAGTGTATTGCAGCAGGTATACTCTCAGCCATTCATCATCACTCATATCATGCCGGACTACACTTATCGCATTTTCATCATAAATACCAAATTCAATGCCATCATAAATGTCAAATTTAGTCACTACATGATAATTCCCGCTCATTTCCGTTTGAAACATATTGCCCTTGCCTTTTTGAATCGTTCCGGAAAGCCGGTAACGTGTCGGCAGCCCAGAACGGTTGGCGCGGCCACCACGGGCGAGTACCCGATTAACCCAGATATCCATATCCATATCATCCCATTCCTCCCCGCGGATGATCGATCCTTCCTCCGAATCAAAATGCCCGAGGATGCCGAAGGTCTTGGCCCGGCTGCCGTTCACAAATTCGTATTTAGTATCGGAAAGTTGCCGTTTCCCACGTCTGTAGGCAATGTATTCCCGCAGTATCGGAGATCTCTCTATCCAATCTAAATGTTCCCGCAAGGCATTATTGGCCTGCTCTTGTTTAGGCGCGAATATTAATTCCGTTTCCCGAACATTGGTTGCCAGTTCTTCCAGGCAAACCGCCTCCATGCCCCAGGTTTTCCCGAAACGGGGCGGCCACACCACCAGGGTGTTGGGATTGGCTTTTATCTCCGCCATCTCAACCACCTGCCAGGGGTCCGCTACCTCTCCGGTAATATGGCGCATCCAGGTCGGCGTATCGCCGGCATATTTCATTATTTCCCGCTCAGCGCGATTAACGACTCTTATCTGTTTTGCTTTCACGGTTCCTCAATATCTGAAAGAGCATTTTTAACAAAGTCATATCGCCAAGCACAAAGGCAACCAGCATAAAAAGAGATTTTATCGCAACTGGGGAATATCCCTCAATAATAACCGTGTAAACGTCCACACCGGTAAGGATCATCCAGGATGTCGACAACAAGCGGATATGGCGCATCCGGGGATGGCCTCGGTAATGATTCAGAATAATTATATAGCAAGGGACAACAATTGCCACCTGTACCAGCCAGAGGTTTTTAATAACCGCGATCATTGTATTTTGTATTTCTTTTCTAAATATTCGATAATTGCCAATGCCCGGCCAAGCAGGTGGGAAACGGATTGACTTAATTCTTTATAATCGGCGCTAATTTGCCGTTCATTCGCTTCATATTTTTCGGTGAGTGTTCGAATAAACTCCCGGTCTTCTTTCAGATACTTCAAAAACCAGTAAACGAGTACTGCCAAAACAATCAGTGATGGCACCTGCTTGGCAGCTTCCAGCAATGGACCTTCCATGTCCATACCTCCTTATTTATCATCCTGAATTTCTTCATATTCGATTTGCTCTTTATGCCGCTGTAGTGCGGGATCTGCCTGCCGGGCTAAATTGGCTTTCTGGATTTGCATTTTTAGATCGGTAACAGCCTTAATGGACCTGGTGCGATGTTCTTCCAGGGAAATCTGCTTTTTCCCTTCACTTTTCAAATATCCCTCAATATTCTCCTGCTCCTGTTGCTGCTGCGGCGTTATCGCCAGCTGCTCGGCGGTATGCCCCAAATTCTGCATGTATTTGGGGATAACATCGAGTAAAGGGTTTTTTTGCCATTCTAATATCTCCTCAACAACGCCATCTTCACCATTAATGGTGCGGATATGCTTAGGGACCAACACGCCCTCTTTCATAATCCGGCGAAACATCATTTGCAGCACATGATACTGTTTAGCCGCATTATATCCGGCAATCTCCCGCACTTCATTCACACGGCCTTGTGCGTATGCCTGGCTAACCCGCAGCAACGGCCCAACAATTACCGGACACCAACTGAATGATGCCTTGCATTCATCCAGAAATTCGCAACTATCGCATTCCGGATAACGCCCGGGAAATGCCGGGGCCAGGAAATGCATCACTTTTGATGCCCGGCCATCCTTGTAACTATTTAAACGACTGCGGGCTTTCCCCTCAGGCGTTGTCGGGCCGGATTGCACTAACCAGGCCTTTGCCAAACCCAGGTAACTGCGGGGCACCTCCACCCGGGAAATATTGCAGGCCGGGCAGACTGCCCAGTATTTTTCATCTTCACCGAGGGCATATTCGTCCGTTTCCCAGACATATTTATCATGCAGGATGTTTTTGCAGTAGAACACCTTGCTTTCTTTTTTCTGCCGCGCCATAGTCAAAAAATACGATCTTTTTGTTGACAAGTCAAAGTTTTATAGCAACTTGGCAACAAATTTTGTTTTTTTTGAAAACATTCTGTGCGCCTTTCTCCCTGAGGGGGAGATAAGCCCCCCACCCCTTGAAACTCAAAGCCCCCACCGTGATCGTGACTGGGAAAC